TGGGTGGCTCCCTACGTCGGGAAAGCGATCCTCAAGCATCCCCGCGTGCCGGTCGGTTACGACTCGATCGGCGAGAACATCACCGTCTCCCAGGCGCTCGGCCGCATGCCCAGGGTCAAAACGACGAGGGTCAAGGGGCTGACCATGAAAGACGTCGCCGCGGCGACGGCGCTCATTGCTCAATCCAACGATCTCCTCCGGCTCCACCACGCCCGTCACAACGGGCTCGACGCCGCCGTCAAGAATACGACGTGGCGAAACCCCGACGGGAACCGGCTGTTCATGCGAGGCAAGGGAGCCGAGATCTCCTGCCTCCTCGCCGCGACGGCCGCTCTCGCCGTCGCCTCGACCGCCCGACGCACCTCCGGGCTCGTGATCCCGGACGTCGCCGCCTAGGCAAAATAGCGTCAAGGTAGCCTTGACACCTTAAAGCCGTCAAGGGAACCTTGACGCATGGGGAGACGAAAACAGAAATACGAGACCACACAGTTCGCCGCGATGCTCGGCCGTATGATCGACGCCTACGGCCGACGAGTCGGGGACGCCGATCCCGAGGATCTCGCCGAGATGCTCGAGCTACAACGACGGTTTGACGCCGTCGTGAAAGACGCCGTCCGGGTCCAGCGCGAGAATCACGGCCGCTCATGGTCCGAGATCGGAGCCGCGGCCGGAACAACACGCCAAGCAGCACAAATGAAATGGGGGAAGCCATGAGGCAAGGGAAGCAGATCACGACAGCCAAGCCGGGAGAGATCACGGAATGGGTGATGCTCGGGTACCTCGCACAAGCTCTCGAGACTCGACGCAAGATCACGATCGACGATTGGAACGACGCGGTCGAGGCAGCGAAGCGAAGCAAGAACGAGGCGCTCGACGCGCAATGGCAGCGGAGGAGCCTCGACGGCAACTCTTAGTGCAAACCGCGTCAAAACGTAGAAACCCGCGTCAAACCGTCCTCCGGTTGGCGCGGGTTTTTTCGTCGGATCGTTGCTCTCGTGGGATTCCTAGACAAAGCACGGGCTCTGTTCGGTTTTTCGGCGTCGTCCGGTTTCGGCGACGCCTACCAGCTGGCCTCGCCTTTCTCGATCGGGACCGGCCTCGCCCCGGTGATCGCCTCGGATCTCGGCTACTCCGGCTCCGGGCTCCCCGCGACGCCGCTCGAGGCGCTCTCGTGTCCACCGATCTACCGGGGGATCTCGCTCTACTCGACGCTCCTCGCCGGTCTCGTCCTCGAGTACGACGACGGAACCGAGCTCTCTGAGGAGGACGCATGGATGAACCGGACCGAGGGCTCGATCACTCCCGGGCAGCGGCACGCCGCGCTGCTCCAGGATCTCATCTTTCATCGGGACTCTGCCTATTGGGTACAGCGGGACGGGGACCGGATCCTCGGCGCGCTGAAGCTGCCGCGGGAATTGTGGGGGCTGGACTGGCTCGGGAACATCGTGATCGGAGGCCGACCGGCTCCTAGGCAAGAGGATTTCATCTACTTTCAGTCGCTCATGCCGCTCGGTTTCCTCGAGTCCGGGGCCTCGTCCGTGGAGCACTACCACGATATCCGCAACACCGTACGCTCCCGGAGTAAGAATCCGATTCCGATGGTCGAGCTCCATATCACGAGCGAGTTCGAGGGGACCGAGGCCGAGCTCACCAAAGCACAGAAAGACTGGAGCATCGCCCGGGCCGCGGAAAACGGGGCCGTCGCGTTCACCCCGAACGGGATCGAGCTCATCGCGCATACCAGCTCCGGAGGAGACTCCGAGATGCTCATCGCCGCCCGAAACGCCGCCCGGCTGGATTTCGCTAACTTCCTGAACCTCCCGGCCGCGCTGCTCGAGGGAGCGAACGGGACGAGCGGAACCTACGAGAACACGCTCCAGACCAAGGACGAGCTCGTCACCCTCTCGCTCGCGACGTGGACAACACCGATCGAGCAGCGGCTCTCCCAACCGGACGTGACCAAGTCCGGCAAAGGGATCCGCTTCCGCACCTCGGATCTCACGAGCGCCGACGTGAAAGGCAACACCGGAACCGCCACGCCAACACCCGCCGTCCCCGTCCCCGTAGGAGAGATCACACAATGACGACAGTCGAGCTATATGGTGAGCTGCTCACCGCTTCCGAGGGTATGTCCCTCGAGTACAACCTGCTCACCTATGGCGAGGAGGGCCGCACCAATAAGGGCAAAGTCACCGTTGATAAGGGAGCGCTCGAGATCCCGTCCGGGCAGATGCCTGTCAACGACGAGCACGTCCCCGGCGTGCATGTCGGCTACCTCACCGCCGCCGACGCCGGGGACCATATCCAAACCCGCGTGCAGTACTACGCCACCCCGGAGGGAGAGAAAGCCTACGACGACGCCGTTACCGGCAAGCGCCGCGGGATCTCCGTCGAGGTGCTCAAGCCGATCATTCGAGGAGGCAAGCTCCTCGCCGGTCGACTCGTCGGCGCGGGGATCGTCAAGGCTCCCGCGTTTCCGTCCTCGCTCCTCCTCGCCGCGGATTTCGGCGGCGAGGAGGCAACCAGCGGCTCCGGGGAAGCGGCTCCCGCCGCGGATCTCGACGCCGCGCTCGACGCCGCCGCCGCCGCGGTCGAGGCAGGGGATCTCGCCGCCGCCGCGGAGGCGATCGCCCAGGCGAAAGAGAAAGCCGATGAAATACCCAAAGAGAAAGAGAATCCCGAAGTGACACAGCCGCTCACCGCTTCCGCTCCTCCCGCTCCCGCCAACACCGAGGGACTCCTCGCCGCTTTCGCCGCCGCGATCGGCGCTCACACTCCCGCGCCGGAGCCGACGCCGGAGGAGGAGGAGAAACTCCTCGCCACCTCCACGCTCACCGGATTCTGTGACGTGATCCGGGCGATCGACTCCGGCTCCCTCGGCAACGGCGACAAGCTCAAGGCCGCACTCGCTACCGTCACCCAAGAGGACGTCCTCGATCCCGCGGCGCAACCGGCCTACCTCGGCGAGCTCTGGACCGAGACCGAGTACTCCGAGCGCTTCACCCCGCTCGTTACCTCCAAAGACCTCACCTCGCTCACCGTCCGGGGCTGGGAATGGGTCGAGGGTATGACGCCGATCGCGGACGACTGGGATCCTCCCTACACCCAGGGCGACTATGACGCCGACCCGCAGGTGCTCTCCTCGATGAACGACATTCCCTCCCGGCCGATCCAGGCCGTCGCGAGGGAATGGACCGCGAAGCGGATCGCCGGTGGAAACCGTTTCGACCGGGCGATCATCGACTTCCCCGTCCCCGGGCAGCTCGAGAGCTACCTCCGCGAGCAAACGGAGTACATCAAGCGCCGCCGCGACCAAAGGGTCAAGGAGCACTTGATCTCGATCGCGAAGCCGATCGTCGGCACCGGGACCGATATCGCGAACGCATGGCGGAGGATCATCCTCGGATGCCAGCATGTGCTCGAGGACACCAAGCCGACCTATGCGATCCTCGGCAACGACATTTACCGGGATCTGCTCGGCTCGGACATGCTGGAGAACCTCGCGCTGCTCGAGACCTCCCTCGGCCTCGAGTCCGGCTCTATGGCCGGTTTCAAGATCCAACCTGCCCCGATCAGTGAGACGGCGCTCAACGGCCGCGTGATCGTCGGAGCCGCGGCCGTCACGGTGCTGCACCAATCCGGAGGGGACGCTCCGATCCGCGTCGATGCCCAGGAGCTCCAGAAAGGCGCGATCGACAAGGCCGTCTTCTCCTACTACCTGCTCCGCTCCAACACGGTCCATGTCGAGGGGCCTCCGGAAACCAACTACGCCAAGTACGGCGTCGTCGAGGTGACTGACTGATGCACCCGCTGAACAAGCTCAAGCAGGACGGAGCCGAGCTCGTCACCCGCGAGGAGCTCGAGGAAGCTCTCGCACCGATCCGCGCCGCGCTGGAGATCGGCGAGCTCTACGACGTCGTCCTCGACGAGTCCGGGGAGCTCGTCGAGGGCGAGGACGAGATCCCCGCCGAGCTCGACGAGCAGGAGGAGGAGCCGACTCCGCGCCGGTCAAGGAAGCGGAAACCGGAGAACGTCGATCCGCTGGATCTCGTCCCGGAGCCCGAGGAGGAGGGATAGCTCGTGCCGCTCATTGGCTGGCTGGATCCGGAGACGGATCTCGGGGACTGGATGGACGCTCCGGAGGACGATCTTGAGCTCCAGAGTTTCCTCGAGACCGCCTACGAGAAACTCCTCGAATGGGCCCCGGAGCCGGTCCCTACGGGCCTCTTGCTCGACGAGGACGGCGAGACCGTCCTCGACCCCGTCCCCGCCCGGTACAAGTACGCACAAAGGCTCTTAGCGCAGCACCTCGCGGCGCGGAAACGGGCCGGGGACGGGGAGGGTTTCGGCTCGGACGGGTTCATGATCTCGACCTATCCGCTCGTCCGGGAAGCCTACGAGGCCGTCCGGCCGCGCCGCTCACCGCTCAAGGGGCTCCTATGAGCGGCACGACACCAAGACAGCAACTCGCCGCGCAGATCGCGGACGATCACCCGGAATGGATCGTCGCCGATTTCCCGCTCGTCCCCTCCCAGGTCCGGCGCGGGAAGCCGGTCGTCTCGGTGTGGCGCTCGGACGTCTCCCCGGCACCGAACCGGCCGCTCCTCGCTCACGAGCTCACCCTCCACGTCTACGGCTCCAAGGTCCAGGGAGTCGAGGCCGAGAACGAGCTCGACGACATACTCGACGGCGTCATGCTCTCCATCGAGCGTTACAAGGGCTGCGTCTTCACCCGCGCCACGCGGAGGCAGTTCGCCGACGATGCTTTCTCCGGTTTCGAGATCCTCGCTCTCGCCTACTCACCGAACATTTACCGCGCCGCCGTCCTACAAGAAAGGTCAACACCGTGACTCTCCAGCCACACAACCCGTTCGTGATCGAGGACGTGATGCTCACCCTCGGCACCAAGGAGTTCACCACCGCGTGCGACTCCGTCTCCCTCGTCCCCACTACCGCGAAACTCCGCTGGAAGCCGGTCAACGGCAAGAAAACAACGATCGTCGCCAAACCCGACTGGGCTCTGACACTGAACGTCGGCCAGGATTTCGACACCGAGGGACTCATGCACGAGTTGATCGAGGGTCACGGCGAGACGCGGACGTTCAAGCTCCAGCCGCTCGGCTCCGGAGACCTCGCCAAGATCGAGGGCACCGTGACGCTCGAGGCCGTGCAGATCGGCGGAGGCGCGGAAACGATCGCCGTCTCCGGTGTGACGCTGGACGTCGAGGGCCAGCCCACCTTTACATGGAGCGCTGCCGAGTAAGATGCCGCGCTCGATCATCAAGCCGAGTGCGGCGACGTCGAAGCAGTTCGCCGCCGTCGCACTCGCGCTCAAGCTCGTCGAGCGGAACGTCCGGAACGATATCAACCGGGAAACCCGCGCCACGCTCAATCCGGTGTGGCGCTCGGTAGTGAACAGTAACGCCGTCTCACAGATGGACCGGCTCGTCCTCGCCAAAGGGGCCCGGGTCAAGCCGGGAAACCCGACAGTACTCACCGCGGCCTCCTCCCGCCGTCCGCTCTCCGGGGGCCTCGTCCCGGACGAGGACGCGAGAGTCTGGGAGTTCGGCTCGCCGAAACGGGAGAAAGTCAAGAAATACCAGCGCCGGAACCGGGCGGGCTCCGGATCCCATACCGTCACCCGGCACACCTCCCGGCAACTCCCGGCGCCGGACAAGGGCCGCGTCGTCTATAAGTCGTTCGCCGAGATCGCTCCCAGGCTCACGAGCCTCTGGGTGCAGATCGTCGTGCGGAACATCTACGAAGCACACGAGAAGAGGTAGAGCCGCGTGGCAATAAACGTCGAGATCATCTCGGACGTCTCCGACGTCGTCAAAGACACCAAGACGCTCTCGGACCGCTACGACGACGTCTCCGACGCGCTCAAGGATCTCGCCAAAGCCGGAGACAAAGCCGGAGACAAGATCGAAGATGCTTTCGACGACGGGATCCGCGCCGCGAAAAAGCTCGACGACAAAGCCGACGCCGCTTTCGACTCCATCTCCCGGAACGCCAAACAGGCCGGGGACGACGTCGGCCGATCCCAAAAAGAGGGTTTCCGGGAGGCCGGGGAGGGCCTTGACGAGTTCAAGGACGAAGCCAACTCCACCGCGAAAGAATCCGCGGCCAGTTTCGACGGCTCCGCGGAGTCCATCCTCGGCTCATTCCAGGAGATCGCCGCGAACGCTTTCGCCGGCTTTGGTCCGGCCGGCGCCGCCGCGGGTTTGGCTATGGCAGCGGGGATCGGGATCGCCGTAACTGCCATGCAGAAAACCGCCGAGGAGGCAACGGAAGCCAAACAAAAATCGGTGGACATGATCGACTCCATCAAGGAAGCCGGAGGAGACCTCGCCAAGATGGACCTCTCCGAAAAAATCATCGCGTGGGGCCGGGAGGTGATGGAGGACAACTGGATCACCCTTTGGGCCAACGAAGCATCGACCAAGTTCCAGGAGACCGCCAAGGACGCGAAAGAGTTCGGCGTCTCCTCGCGGGACGCGATCCGCGCCGCGGCCGGATCCGCGGACGACTCCCGGAAGTTTCTCGATGAGACCGCGGACGACTGGCAGCGGCTCACCAAAGAGATCGAGGCCGGGGCGAGCGTCACCGAGGACGGCGTTATGGCGTTCACCGACGCCTCCCGCGCCGCGCAAAAGAAACGCGACGCGCTCTCGGATCTCCGCGGACAGGCCGAGGAGAACATCAGGACCACCGAGGACGCCGTTGAGATCTACGAGCTCGAGAAAGACGCGCTCGATCACACCAAGGAAGCCGCGGAGGCCGCGGCCGAGGCGATCCAGGAGAAAGCCGACGCGAGCTCCGAGGCCGCTAACGCCGCCATGGATCTCGTCGGGGCCGAGAACAACTGGATCGAAACCCTCAAGCAGATGAACGAGGACATCAAGACCAACGGCAAAAACCTCGAATCGAACACCGCGGCCGGGAGGGCGAACAAGGAAAGCCTCGTCGATATCGCCGCGGCCGCGAACCAGTACAGGGACGCCGCGATCGCGGCCGGGGAGGGAACCGACAGCGTTACCGCGAAAGTCCAGGCGAGCCGGGACGCTTTTATCAACGCCGCGATCGCGGCCGGGGCCAGCGAGGAGCACGCGAGGGGCCTCGCGGACAGTTACGGGCTCATCCCCGGCAACGTCGAGACGCTCATCAAGGCCAACGGGACCGAGGAAGCCAAAGCGGCGATCGAGTCGATCCCTCCGGCGAAAGACACCAAAGTCACCACCACCGAGGAGGGCTCGGCCGAAGCCCAGGAGAACATCGACGCGGTCGAGGGCAAAGCGGTCGAGGTCGAGGTCGCTACACCCTCCGGGGATCTGGAACGGGTCCAGGCCGGGATCGAGGGGATCCACGGTAAGACCGTGGATATCAGTCTCCGCGTGACCAACCTCGGGCAGATCCAATCCACACTGGACTCACTCACTGCGCCGCGCTCCATGTGGATCACCGTCAACGAACGTCCGGGGGTTACCGCGCCATGACAACACTCTCCGCCGCCGCCAACGGAGCCGCCGTCGTGCTCGACCTCGTCCCGACCGGGACGATCTCCTCGATCACCCGCTCGGACGCGAACGGGAACCGGGCCGTCCGCGTCCCGGCCGGGACGTTCCCGCGGAGCACCCCGCTAACGCTCAATGATTGGGAGGCCGCGCTCGGGACAGCCGTGACGTACACCGTGGCAGGGGCTCCGGCCGCGACGGTCACCCTCACCTCCGAGGAGCCTTGGTTTATCGCTCCGCTCCGTCCGGCACTCTCGAGGTCCGTCTCAATGGTGCTCGATTACGGGGCCTCCCGCCCGTCCCTCGGCACGATCCATCAAGTGATCGACCGGCCGGATCCGCTCGTCGCGCTCGGCCGTCTCGCCACCCGCGCCGGGACGCTCACCGCATGGCTCCCGGACTACGCCGAGGGCCGGGCGCTCGAGGACATGATCGACCGCTCCGGCGTCGTGCTCTACAAGCAGCACCAGCACGCCGGGATGGACATGTATTTCACCGTCACCGGCACCGACCTCGTCCCGGACTCCGAGGACGGCTGGAACCTGAACATCGGCTACCAGGAGATCACCGCGCCGACCTCCCCGATCAACGAGGCCGTCTGGACGTTCGGCACCGTCTCGACCTCGTTCGCCTCGTTCGCGAACGTTACGAGCAGCTACGACGATTTCGAGGGACTCTCCCTCAACGATCAAACCGGAGTGATCTAGGTGAGCGTCGATACGATCAACTACGATCCCTCCCTCGAGGAGCGGCTCCGGCACCCGATCCAGCATCTCTTCAAGGTCACCGTGCTCCCGGCCTCGGGAGCCGCTTTCGAGCTCGCCGTCGACGGGGATCTCTCCATGAGCTACTCCCTCGGCTGGAGCCCGTATGCCCAAGCCTCGGTCCAGGTCAAGACGCCGAGCTCCGCCGTGCAGCTCGCCGCTCTTGACGGCCGTCTCGATACCTACGTCCGGATCTCCCTCGGCTACGCACTCGACGGCGCGACCGAGGATCTCCACGAAAGCGCCGTGCTCCGGGTCCAGGACGTCGCCGACGACGTCCTCGCCGGGACCATGCGGATCACCCTCCAGGGCCGGGAAATGGAGCCGCAGGACGCCTCGTGGAATGACGACTGGAACGGACTCATCAACCGCGCCGGAGTACGGGAGGCGATCGAGTATGTTCTCGCGCAAAGCATGGGCGGAGCCGTGACGCTCACCGGCACCGGGACCGGGCACCGGCCGGACCTCGTCGCGAACATCAACCCCGCGGACGGGGAGAATATCTGGAGTCTCGCCTCCTCGATCGCCAACTCGGCCGGTCTCAAGCTCTGGCATGACGGCGGCTCATTGTGGAAGCTGCTCCCGCGCTACACCACCTCGGAGACGAGCTACGCGACGATGCTCCGGACCGGAAAGACCGGGACGATCACCTCGATCACCCGCAACCTTAAACGCTCGGAGTGGTTCAATCAGGTTCGGATCCACTATCCCGACGTCGGGATTACCGGCATTGGACAGGTCACGACCGGGCCCTACTCGTATTTCAACGTCGGGCTCAAAGAGCACCGGATCGAGGTCCGGGGATGGGCGAGCCAGGACTCCGCGAACGCCGCCGCCCGGGCTCTGCTCTCCACGCTCTCGGCCCGAGGGTACTCCTACAACATTCAAGCCGCCGCGGCCTACTGGATCCGGCCCGGAATGACGGTCCCCGTCAAGACCGGCCGAGCACCTTATGAGAGGCAGCTCGTGGAGTCCGTGACGTTTACCCCGCTCAACGGGCTCATGACTTTGGACACCATCAAGAACGAGGACGGCGTGATCTCCTAATGGCAAACTCCCGCAATTACCGCACACCGACCACCGACGACGATCCGGACGTCCCCTACTGGACCGACCTACTCGCCCAGGACGTCGCGGAAGACGTGGACACCCTCGAGCTCTCCTCGCGTCGGCTCCAGGACGTCCCCGGCTACCTCGAGGTATTTATCGACAAGATCGGCCGGTCTCCGCTGCAAATCACCGACGACGGACACGTCTCCGGCAATGCGTTCGATATCGGCTCCGCGACCGTCACCGAGCTCGCCGGGGCCGCATGCCGCGCCGGAGTGGATCCGGCCGGTCGCCGGGACGAGTCCGAGATCGGCCCGGACGGCCGCGTTCCCGCGTGGATCCTCGCCGAGTGGAAAACCCGTATGGGAGCCGTCACCGGCTCGGCCGGTTATGACATCATCATCGGAGCCGGTCAATCCAACGCTGTGCAGTCCGACACGACGCTCCCAGTGTTCGACGTGCATCCCCGGATCTTTCGGCTCACCGGGACGACCATCGAGCCGATGCCAGCCGAGGACATATACCTCCTCCCGGCTTTCGCGAGGGAGTATGCCAAAACGACCGACCGAAAAGTGCTGATTGTCCCCGCCGCGGTCGGCTCCACCGGCTTTACCACGACGTCCGTTAACCCTCCGGCCGCGGGTTACAGCTACGTCCCCGGGGGAGGGACGTGGGACCGGACGCTCGTCTCGGATCCGCTGAACCTCGCCGCGCTCATGATCTCCAAGGCACAAGCGGCGCTCACCGCGGGAGGGACGGGCTCGGCGATCAAGGCGATCCTATGGTCCCAAGGCGAGGCCGACACGCCGGTCCTCAACGAGGCAGCATACGCCGCCAAGCTCGACGACTTGATCTCGTGGAGCCGGACAGAGCTCGGGCTCCCCTCGCTGCCGTGGATCATCGGCTCGCTCGTTCCCGAGGACACCGACCTGAACCGCAACACCTACACGCTCGGCGTCTCCGCGGCGCTCTCAGACACTCCGCGCCGCGTACAGCACACCGCTTTCGTTTACGGGCCGAGGGGACACACACAACACCTCACGCCGATCCATTGGTCCACGGCCGGGCAGATCGAGCGCGGGGCGATGTTCCTCGCCGGTTACTACCGGGCCCGGGCGAACTTCAACACAGCAAAGCCGGAACCGCCGCAACTGCTACGGATCACCCGGTCCGGGACCGACGTCGAGATCTCGTGGAGTCCGGCACTCACCAGGACGGTTTCGCAGCTCGTGCAGTACTCCACCGACTCCGGCGCGACGTGGACTCCGGCGACGATCGTCACGACGTCCCGGCTCCAGGCTTTCGTAACGATCGCCGCGGCGCTGCCGGTATGGGTCCGGGCCTCCGGAACAAACGAGGTCGGAACCTCCCTCACCACTACCGCGAAAGGCTAGGCAAAAATGACTCTCGTCACCCGCTACAGCGCCGAGTTCACCGGCCCGGATATCGACCGGCTCCCGAAGTTCCCTCCCTACGGGCTCGGCGTGGAGGATTACAGCCAACGATGGTTCGCCGATCACGCTCCCGCGGCCGGAGCCGTCACGAGCTGGATGAGTGCCAGCTCAAACCCGGTAGCTCTGGCGGGGGTCGGTCCCTCGCCCACCAAAGTTACCGAGTCGGGAAAGACGTTCCTAAAGTTCACCGCGAACGGCGATCTCGGATCCTCGGGCCTCGGCGATATCAAAACGATTATGGCTCTGCTCAAGCCAACGACGCCGGGAGCGGGGACACCGCTGCTCGGCACACCCGAAAACTCGTCCCTCAACCGGCTCGCGAGCAACGGGGGAACCGTGATGAACCTCTCCGGAGGAGGCTCTCTCGCGACGATCGACAACCTCGACCGCTGGGTAGTCGTCACGGTCCGGTTCGACGCCGCAGCGTCCGCTCTCTTTGTTGATACGACAAAGTACGCCGCGTCCGGATCCCCGGTACAGACCAAGGCAACCGGGCTCCGGATCGCGTCCAACTGGGCCGGGACTGCGGACTCGAATGTCGGATACCGGGAGCTCGCTGTGTGGAGCCGCGCTCTGACAGATACCGAGATAGTTACCGCCGTCACGGCGATCAAGGCCAACAATCCGACCTTTACCTAAAGAAAGAGCAATGCCCCATGACGTACAGCATCGACGAGTCGCTCTCAGACTCCGAGTACACCGCGGCCGGGGACGTCCCCGGCACGTTCGGCGGCACGCCGCGCCGGATCGAGTCGATCACGATCCACCATTGGGGAGTGTTCGGCCAAACCCACGACGGCGTCGTGGACTTTTTCATGAAACACAGCTTTACGACGTCGGCACACTTTGTTGTCTCGGACGGCCGGATTCATTGCCTCGTGTCCCCGGCTAATGCCTCATGGGCCGCGGGAAACGCCTACGGGAACGCAACGTCGATCCATATCGAGTGCCGCCCGGAGGCAACGGACGGGGACTATCACACGGTCGCGTGGCTCGTGGACTTCCTCCGGGACCACTACGGGCCGAACCTCCCGCTCATCCCGCACCGTTACTGGCAAGCGACGGCATGCCCGGGCAAGTGGGATCTCGGACGGATCGACGATCTCGCCCGGGCCGTCGAGGCTCCCGTCCCCGCTCCGGCTCCTCCGGCACCCGCGCCGATGGTCCCTCGAGTGTTCGGCGACGACGAGCTGCACTGGATCGTCGAGCCCGGAGACACCCTCACGAAGATCGCGAACTACTACGGCCGGACCGTCGCCGAGATCGCCGCCTACAACAACATCGACCCGGACCGGATCCAGCCAGGGCAACGGGTCTGGATCCCCGGGCCGCTCTACTGGGACGTCGAGCCCGGGGACACCCTCGGCGCGATCGCTGCCTACTACGGGATCTCGGTCGAGGTGCTCGCGGCGCGAAACGGGCTCGCCGACCCGAACCGGATCGGCGTCGGACAGCGACTCCAGATCATCTAAACGAAAGGGCGAATTATACGGTCTTGACAGACCAAGAACATTACGCAACTAATTCTCAATGTGACATTTAGGGGGAAGCGTGGCACTAGATACCAGCATCAGGCCGACAGCGAAAGTCGCGGCCTCGACGGCCGCTCTCGCCGTCGTCTCGCTCGCGATCGCGCTCACCGAGTGGCTCGCCGGGATCGACGTCCCGGCCTCGGTGGAGATCCCGCTCGAGGTGATCGCAACGTTCGCGGCCGGATATTTCGCGCCGCGCGAGGATCAAACGGGAGGGAGACATGTCGGATAGGGTCTCGAGCTGGATCCGCGAGCCGCGGATCATCAACGCCGTGCAACTCCTCGCGTACAGCATCGCCGGAGTCGCCGGTCTCCTCGCGGCGCTCGGCGGGATCCCGACGATCGTCACCGGCACGATCGGGCCGGTTATGGCCGTCGCCGTGGGGACGATCCTCGTGATCGGCGGAGCGCTCGGCGCTTTCTCCGTGATCGTCGGCTATTGGTGGCTCGAAAGGGTCGCGCTGCTGCTCAGCGGTCTCGGCTATACGCTGCTGCTCTTTGTCACGGTTTGGTTCGCCGTCGTCCGGACGCCGGTCACCTCGACGATCTGGCTCATCGTCGCGCTCGAGGTCCAGGCGATCGGCGCTCATGTCGTCCGGTTTCGCCGGATCGACTGGGCCTATCTGGATCCGACCCGATGATTACCCCGGAGCTCGTCACAGCGCTCCTCGGCGTCGGGGGACTCGGCTACATCATTCCCAAGTCGATCGACGGCTGGAAAGCGTGGAAGTCGGGAAAGGCGCTCCGGGAGAAAGTCGAGAACCGCTCGCTGCTGCAAAAGCTCATTAGCGCCGAGGCGAGGGCCGACGCGGAGGCCGCATTTCGGAGGCAATTCCAGGAATACGCCGGGATCCTCCGCGTCATGCTCGTAAACATGGGTTTCCCGGCGAAAGATCTCCCGGCCGAGCCGGTACGAAAGGAAGCCGCGCACTAAAGGGGCCGCTCCCGGAGGTCGTGGGGGACGAAAGCCGGGAGCGGCCGAAAACCAGCCTAGTGCATTGCACTAAGCGGCGATGATATTACTCGCCGATAGAGAGCTCCCGTTGATCGGCGGGAGCTCACCCGTCTCCAACCAGGACAGCGGAGCTCCGGTGAGCGCCGACCAAAGGGATAGTTGCTCCCGGCCGGGACGGCCGCGGCCGTTAATCCAGTTCCCGACAGTGTTACGGGACACACCGAGACTCTCCGCCATAGCCTGAACGGAGACACCGGAGACGCGGAGGGACTTCCGCAAACGATCGGCAAGGTCAAACTCGAAACGGTAACGATATGAATTACTCATGCACAAAGCATTGCACCGGTAAACATCGCTAACAACAAGACTAAGTACTCGTGTCTTGACGCTCCCGAACCGTCAAGACTACTTGGTTCTGCACAAAGTTATGCAATCCGGCATGTCAAGTTGCATAGGTTTGTGTAATGCACAAGTCTGTTCACTATGACGCATACAACACCGGACGACGCCCGGATCATCCGACCCTCCCAGCTCATCGGAGCGGCCGAAGCCGCCGAGATCCTCGGGCTCCAGCGCTCAACACTCACCCGTTGGATCCACCGCGGAGCGATCAAACCCCTAGCCAAACTCGACGGAGGCCGCGGCGCGTATGTGTTCGACCGGGCCGAGATCCTCGCGCTCTCGCTCGGGAGGGCAGCATGACGGAGCTCCCGACCCGTTTCGTCGCGCCGGGGACGGCCGCGGCGCTGCTCGGCGTCTCCCGCTCGACGCTGCTCCGCTGGGAAACCCAGGGCAAGCTCACGCCGCGCCGTCTCCACGGAGCAGGGCACCGCCGTTACCTCCTCTCGGATCTCCGGGGATGCCTCGCCGCTCCCGTCACCCAGGACAAACCCGCCGCGGCGAGGCTGGAGCATGCCGCGTGAGCGCAGAGGAGTACAGGATCCGGCGTCGGGGCTCCCTCGTCCTCGCGAACGAGACCGTCTATGACCGGAACCTCAGTTATGCCGCGCTCGGCGTGCTCGCCGTCCTCCTCGCCCGCCCGGACGACGCTCCCAAAGGCTACCGCACGCTCATGCGGCCGGAGGCCGGAGTCGGTCAAGCCTCGATCCTCTCCGCGTTCCGCGAGCTCCGGGAGCACGGCTACCGCTACCAGTTCTATCGGAGAGTGCCAAAGGCGAACGGCGTCCGGGTCTACACATGCACTTACATCTACGAGCTCCCGGTGAGCCTTGAAATGGCGAAGCGGGATCACTACAACGAGACCGGCTGTGAGCCGATCGAGGTCGAGGATCGGCGCAAAAGTAAGGCTACCCTTGCAAGCGTTCCCGATGCACGAGAACCCGATGCACGAGAACCCGATGCACGAGAACCCGATGCACAAAGAACTAGCTCCGCGTCGTTGGGCTTTTCACCCTCTATCGAGGAAATAAATCAAGGCGACGCACCGGAAAACGACGACAAAGCCAAAGAACCGCCACCACAAACGGGGCCGGGCCCGGGCGATGCCGCGACTAATCCGTTCGGGATATCGCCTCGGCAAGCCGAGATCAACTCCAAAGGAGCAGCACTCGCGAGAGCCGCTCTCCGCGCCAACGACGCCGCGGCAAGCTAAGCGGCCGATCACCTAAAAAGCAGGCCGTAGAAAGCAGGGGGACACAAGTATGGAGCAGACGTACAGCATCGCGGCGATATGGAACCTCGACGCACAAGCACTCAACGACTCCGTGAGCGAGGAGCTCATCGAGCCGCTCCCCGTCGATGGAGACGCTCTCCTCCGGGCCGGAGGCCGCTCGGCCCGAGCCCGGACAGCATGGGAGATCCTCGCGGCCGACGCTCTCCACCGGCTCCGGAACAACCACGCGGAGGCCGACCGGATATGACCAAGGCAGAGATCGCAAAGCAGCGGCTCGACGAGGCGATCCGCGTCCGGGAAGCGTGGCAGATCCAAGTAGGCAAACGACGTCGGGCATGGCGAGCAGCTCCCCGCGCCGACGTCGAGCAGCGGATCCTCGAGCTCCTCCGGGCAATGGAGCAGCTCGGAGCAGCAAAGCAAGCAGAGCGGCAAGCGTGGCACGACTGGATGGAGGTAGAAGATGGGCGGACAGGACTCACTCTTTGAGATCCCCGGAGCCGAGGCGCGGGAGTCCAGGGTAGTCGCGGCAAAATGGGGAGGCAGGACAGCAACCCGGGCCCGGGCCCGATGCCGAGCCATGCTGCCGTGGGTCTGCCGCAAGTGTGGCGGAGAGATCCTACCTACCGATCCGGAGAGCACATGGCACGCCGGACACCGGGAGGACAGAGTCGCGGGAGGGACCGAGGACGGGATCGAGCCCGAACATGCACACTGCAACACCTCGGCCGGAGGCAGGATCGGAGCAGCAATGACGAACGCACAACGAGGCAAACAACCGATGCAGATCGAACGCGAAGTTACGCCGCAATGGTGGTAATCGTCCGAGTTTTTCGGCGAGAGCCGGAAGC